TTGTATTATATGAATATTTTAAAAATATTTTGCAAATACTATTGACAAATAATATAATTTGTATTAGAATAAAATTGTCGAAAGGAGATAGGAAGTAACCTATCATAAAAAGTAAAACGGTACTAACCTTTTGAATGGTTGTAAGGGGTAGGGAAATATTGTCATACGTCTGACAAATTGGCTTTGAGCGATTAGCCGAGCAAGTCTAAACGCCATTGATAATATATCAATGAAAGTTATCGCTATATCTTATGAAAGCGAAATATAAGGGTTGCAACCGATAGCAAGAAAGAGGAAAGAAAATGGAAACTAAAAAGTACGAAGTAACAGTATTAGACAAGAAAGGAACTTGCGACAACACATTATTTGAGAAAATGGCAAAGAAAGGCGACATCACATCAATAAAACTTTCAGAAGTTTTGGGAAAGGTTGTTAAAATAATTGGTTATGCAAAATGCAACATTGTGACAGATGAAAAGAATTTTTACATATACTATTTTGATACAAAGGAATACGGACTAATTTCAAGCGGAAGTGAAATATTTGCCGAAAGCGTATCAGACTATTACGGCGAGGTTGAAAATGTAAGATTAACAGAAGTAAAAACAAAAAAAGGTAAAACATATAAAGCAGTACCAGTCTTAGGAAATGACAAAACAAACAAAAAAGAAGAAACTACAAACAAGAGTGATGAAACAAGCGACGATTTACCATTCTAAAATTTTTTGTAGAAAAGAGGAAATAAAATGCCCAAAAAGATTGAATTAAATTCGGAACAACAACAATTATTTAATGAATTGAAAAAACTTTCTAAACGTGCAAACCAAAGAATTGTGCGACTAGAAAGAGAGTTCGGCAAGGATACTTGGGCAACAAAAAAGTTAAGGGATAAGCTTGCAACAGAACCGTTGCAAGCTTGGTCTAAAACTGGACGTGTAAAAGTCAATAAATCAATGACAGTAACACAAATGAAAGCTACAATAAAAGCAACACAACAATTTTTAAATTCTAAAACATCGACAAAAAGAGGAATAAAACAAATTAAGAAAACAACAATAAAACAACTTGCAAAATCATTAGGGACAGAGGAAGAAGACTTGACAGATGAAGAGGCAGAAGCATTATACAATATGTTATCAGATGATTACGTAACGGATATATTAAAATATATTCCCGCATCAGATTTTTGGGCATTAATAGAAGACGCAAAAGAGGCGGGCGAAAATCAAGATAGTTTTATTTCAAGAATTTCTAACTATATAGAATTTGGAAACGATGTTGATATGCGTAACAAATTAATTATGATATATGAAAAATATGTAAAATAAGGATTTAAAAAAATGGTATATTATACAGAATATAAAGGACATTATTCGGATATTGTAGGAGAAAGAAAAAAAATTGATAATACAATATATTCATTTGATATTGAAACAACGTCATATTTAATACTAGATGGAAAACAAGTGGCGGGAATTGATTATCAAAAGTTAACAAAAGAGGAACAAGAACGTGCAGAATTTCGCAGTTGTATGTATATTTGGATGTTTTCAATTAATAACATTGTTTATTATGGAAGAACTTGGGAAGAATTTAAAAAATTTTTAGATAGATTAGAAATGTATAATTGCGAAAAGAAAATTGTTTTTATTCACAATTTATCATTTGAATTTCAATTTTTAAAAGGTGTTTTCAATTTTACTGACGTTTTAGCACGAAAATCACATAAAGTAATGAGATGTTTTTTTGAAGATTATAACATCGAATTACGTTGCACATATATGATGTCAAACTGTGCATTGAAATATTTGCCGAAAATATTTAATTTACCAGTAGAAAAACAAGTTGGCGACCTTGATTATTCATTATTAAGAACGCCAATTACAAAATTAAATTCGCAAGAATTAAAATATTGTGAAAATGATTGTTTAGTTATATATTATTATATACAAAGAGAACTTGAAACATACGAAAGAGTTGATAAAATCCCGTTGACTTCAACGGGACACGTAAGAAGAGAATTAAAAAATAAAGTATTAAATGATTGGAATTATAGAAATAAAGTCAAAAAAGCGATAAATACTGACCCGCATATTTATAATTTATTACAAGACGCGTTTGCTGGGGGATATACACACGCAAATTGGATTTATACCGATGAAATTATTGAAAATATAGATAGTTATGATTTTACGTCTAGTTATCCATATATTTTAGTAACACATCAATTTCCATCATCGGAATTTAAAAAATGTAATATAACGAAAGTTGAGCAGATGTCAAAAAGATTTGCATATTTGCTTGTTGTAAAATTTACAAATGTAAAATGTAAATATTACAACAATTTTATTTCACAAAGTAAATGCAGAAATATTGTTGGCGGGCGTTATGATAACGGACGAATAATACAAGCAGATTCTTTCGAAATGACGTTGACCGATGTTGATTTTTATTTTATACTTGAAACTTATGAATGTCAATACGAAATTATAGAAAATTATTATGCGAAATATGATTATTTACCAAAACAATTTATTGAATTTGCACTTGAAAAGTATGTAAATAAAACACAATTTAAAAATGTTGAAGGAAAAGAAGTTGAATATGCCAAAGAAAAAAATAAATTTAACGCATTATATGGAATGAGTGTTACAAATATGATACGTGATGAAGTTATTTTCGATAATAAAAACGGTTGGAGCGAGCGACCTCTAACAAATGAAGAGATTATCGAGTCTTTAGAAAATGAAAAGAAAAAATCATTTTTATCTTTTGCATATGGTGTTTGGGTTACAGCATTTGCAAGAAGTAATTTATTAAAAAATGTCATTCAATTAGATGAATTTGTTGTATATTGTGACACAGACTCTGCGAAATTAAAACAAGGATATAATAAAAAAGTTATTGAAAATTATAATAAATTTGTAGAAAATAAAATAAAACACGTTTCGGAAAAATTAGAAATACCAATTGAAAAATTTGAACCAGCAGACGTATTCGGCGAAAAACATATGTTAGGACTTTTTGAATGTGAAACAGAAAAAGGACATTTGCACACATATGACAAATTTATCACGCAAGGGGCGAAAAAATATGCGGTTGAAGTTGACGGCAAAATTGAAATAACTGTTGCAGGAGTACCGAAACAAGGTTCAAAAGCATTGTCAAGTTTAGATGATTTTAGGGATAATTTTGTTTTTAAATATGAAGACACAAATAAAAATTTAATAATTTATTGTGAAAATCAATTGGAATTTAATTTGACAGACTATCAAGGAAATAGCTATAATATAAAAGACACGTGCGGTTGTTGTGTTATTCCGACAACGTATGTTTTAGGAAAAGCCTTGGAGTATTCGAATTTGATTTCGGATAATTCAAGCAAACGTGCAAGATTTAAGGAGTGAAAAGAAATTGAAAGATTTGGAATATATCAAGAAATTTTCGAAAATATCAATTTCGGGAATTTGTGAAAAAAATAAAATAAACAGGGCGAATCTATTAAACAATAAAAGCACACAGAAAAATGCAAAAATAGTTCGCGAAGAAATAGAAAGCGAAATTGCTAAATTATATATAAAGGAGCAAAAGAAAGATGAGTAATAAAAAAGTTATTCATTATAATTTGGATAATATAGACAAAATCGGTGCAAGATTTAATCTTATATATGGCGAACGTTCAAACGGTAAAAGTTATCAAGTAAAACATAAAAAAGCTATTGAAAAATATTTAAAAACGGGTAAAAGATTTATTTTGATGAGAAGATGGAAAGAGGAAATAACATCAGAAAAAATCGAGCAATATTTTCAAGATGTTGATATTTCAAAGTTGACAAATGGAAAATATAATTGTATAACTTTATATAGAAAAATATTGTATTTATCTATTTATGATAATGAAACAGGAAAAACAAAAAGATATGAAAAAATCGGATATGTTGTAGCATTATCAACAGAACAAAATTATGCGGGTGCGTCATATTTAGATGTTGAGGATATAATTTTTGAAGAATTTATGTCAAGGTCAATATATATAGCAAATGAAAGTAATAAATTAATGAATTTTTACGCAACTGTTGATAGAAAAAGACTAACCACACGTATGTGGTTAGTTGGTAATACAATATCCAGAGTTTGCCCATATATAAATGACTGGGGTTTGCATAATTTAATCAGTTCGCAGAAACAAGGAACAATAAAAACAATTGACATAAAAGGAACAGATGAGAAACCAATTACAATTGCAGTTGAATATTGTAAATCAACGGGCGTAAGTTCTGGAACGATTGGAACAAATGCAAATATGATAAATACTGGAGCTTGGGAAACAGCCCCACAACCCCATTTGCCAAAATCATATAAAAAATACGATATTTTATATCGTTTTGGTTTTCAATATCAAGGTTTCAAATTTTTATGTGAATATTTACTTGACAAAGAAGACAGAAAAAATCCTTGTTGGTTTATACGTCCATTTTATAAAGAATTTAATCATAAAATGATTGTATTTTCAGATGTAATAAAAGTTAGCCGATATTGGCAACGTGATATTTACAATATTTCAATAAAAAACGAAAAATTACGTAATTTGTTTATGACGTTCAAAGAAAATAAAATTTTCTATGCAAATGATTTGTGCGGAACAGATTTCAAACAAGTTATTGATTTTCAAATAAGGAGATGAAAAAATGAACAGTCAAATTATTTTAGTAAAAAATATTGGTATGGATAAAAGTTATACAAATGTTTTAAATTATACAGAAAGTCAAATGCTTGCATTGTGTCGTGCAAATGCAATTGCAAGTGCTGATAATTATTCATTTTTAAGACCTACGGGAACAATTTTTGTCGGGTTTACTTATGCACAATGTATTCAATCAAATTACATTGCATTTCAAAATCCAGACTATTCAAATAAATGGTTTTTTGCGTTTATTGATGACGTCATTTATAAAGGTGACAGAAACGTTGAAATAAAATTCACAATTGACGCGTGGTCAACGTGGTTTGATAAATGGACACCAAAAAAATGTTTTATTAATAGACAACACGTAACAAATGATACAGTCGGTTTGCATACAGTTCCCGAAAATTTAGACATTGGTCAATTAATTTGTGATTTTACAAAAAATGATACAAATTTAGGGGCGGAAAGTTATTTTTATTTTGTAATTGGTTGTAATTATGACCCATCAAGTCAAACACGAACTGCGGGCGTTGGAATGTATGCAGATTATCCACAGGGGTGTTTTTGGTTTGCTTGGCTTGTAAATAGAATAAATTATGAAAACACAATAAACGATATTTCACAGTGGATTTATGATATAACTCAGCAAATGCACGCAGATGATATACAAACAATGTTTGCACTTCCTTATCAAGCTTTCGAACTTATTGGAGATATAGACCCAACAACACATAAAGTAATAAACGGAAAAGGTATAAAATTAGATGTTAACGAAACATTTTCAAAATCTACTTTTAGGAAATTTTCAGACTATACACCAAAAAACAATAAATTATTTGTATATCCTTATAGTTTTTGTCGTGTTACGAACAACATGGGAAGTTATAATGATTATAAAATAGAAGATTTTAACGAATTGGATATGAATGATAATCCAACAGACAATATGACATTTAATTTAATCGGAATCCCTTGTTTAGGGTATTCAGGAAAATTACGTCCTAAATATTATCAAGGAATAACAAATAATGAAGATGAATCTTTACAACTTGGAAAATATCCAATGCTTTCTTGGTCAAGTGACGCATTTACAAATTGGGTTTCACAAAATAACGCTAATATGGTTGGGGGAATTATAGGAATGTCTACAAGTGCTACAACCCAATTGGTTGGTGGTGCTATGACTCTAAATCCTTTTTCGATTGTTGGGGGTATTTCATCTATTGCTTCTGGCGTTGCTAACATGATTGGCACAATTGATAAAGCTTCCGCGTTACCTAATACAGCACAAGGAAATGCAAATTCGGGCGATGTTTCGTTTGGTTTTAACTTAAATAGGTTTAAATATCTTCATATGCGACCAAAAAAAGAATATTTACAAATTATTGACGATTATTTCACACGATTTGGATATAAAATATGTAAATTGGAAAATCCGAATATAAATGGTCGAAGATATTGGAATTATATTGAAATTGGCGGAAGTGAAGAAATAGGAACAGGCGAAGTCCCAAGCAAATTTATGGAAGAAATAAACAACGCGTGTAGAAAAGGTGTGACAATTTGGCATAATCACGCAAACATTGGAGATTATAGCTTAAATAATACAATAACTTAAATAAAAAGAGAGGCAAACCTCTCTTTATTTATTGATTTATTAAACTTTTCCATTCTGAATAACTGTATGGTGTAACATTAAATTGGTCCATTTCAATTACTCTTGTATAAATGTTATTAGAAGCAGTAAGCAATATTTGATGTCTTAAATCTGACGACGTTCTAGTCCCTAATACTAATAAAATTGAACCGCCTTCATTTTGTGCTGGGCAATTAATTAAACTATTTAAAACTGTATTGTTATTTATTTCATATTTTCCTATATTGTAAAAATTATTTAAGTCAGAACCGTTTGTAATATAATCATCAGTTAAATCAAGAATATTTTGGTTTGTTATATTTTTCCATGAACGCCAGCCTTTTTCTAAACTATACATTCTATAAAACATATAATCAGGAGAAATAAAGAACTGCTTAATAACTCTGTTTGTAATATCTACACCTATATTTATTATTTTACATCTTCCAAATTGAACTTGGTTTGTAGTTATTTGACCTTCTGTTTCAAATGGTAAGTGACTAAGTGTAATTGTTTCGTTATTATTTAATGTAAAATAATTTCCTTGGTCTTTTAAGTCATTCAAATCAGTATTTAATGGAATATGTATTCCTGAACTATTTAAAACTTGCGTTGCTTGTAATGTAAATACGCCATTTTGAGAATTTGAAATTATATTATCATTCTTCAATATAATATTAATATCTCTTGAAATATTAGTATCGTAAATTTTACCACCATTATTCTTTATTGTTTGTGAAATTGGTGTTGTAATACCTGAACCATAATAATTTTGATTTTCTTCAAATACCATAATTTGTGAAGTAAGTTTTTTCATAAAAGTTTCACTAGCAATAGGTTCTAAATCATGATGTGGTGCTTTTAATATATCAGGTTCAAATATATATGGTGTAATATTTTCTTGCGCTTCAATATAAATATCACCAGTATATAATACTTTTCTATTGTTATGTGTAAGTTCACAGCACATTGAAAAATTATTATATTCCATATATGTACCATAATAGTTATTATAAAATTGTGAACCAATATTTAAAAATTTAATATTACATATTGAAGATAATACAAGTAAATCTTCATTATCTGGTTCAATATATGTATATCCTTTAGTTGTAATTGTAGTTTTAATTGTATTTTCTGCAGTTTGTAATATAACTTTCTCAGTATCTGTTATTCTTGACCAGTCAATTCCTTTA